TTCTGGCCTCGCTGGCGCGCGGGGCCGTGGATTTTGTGTCGTTACCTGTGAGAGTAGAAACAGCTTATGGCGACAATCGGGCGGGGAAAAGGTAAAATTAGCGCGCCAAACGCCCCTGGGTTGCGTTTTGCAATCGCCAATAGGCAGCGGGCCGTGACAAGTTTGTGGCCGGCGAAATTAACCGCCCCTTAGCGGCCGATGAGTTTCAGCATCTGTTTTTGAAGGCGCGGCGTCATCGGTGGCATTTTGCCGTCCACCATCATGTCGGTCATGAACAGGATCATATTGGCGCGCTGTTCCGGCGTCGGGTTCAGGCCGGAATCCTGCACCTGTGACTCCATCCCCACCACCATATCGAACAACAGGGTGCGGTGCTTGATCACCTCGTTGCTGTCATCATCCTCGGTGGGCGCCTGGCCATGATTTGCCAGAAACATCTCGCCTCGTGCGGTGAAAAGCCAATCCATAGAAACGCCCCAGGCATGAAGCTGGGCCAATATCTCCGCCTTTGGATTGGAAGCAGGTGATTCGTAGGTTCTATAGGTGGAAATGGCAATCCCGAGCCTTTGCGCCATGGCGGTTTGGGTCAAATCAAGGCTGAGGCGCACGGCTTCAATCCGCCGACCAAGACCGGCAAGGGATTGAAGTGTATGTTGTTTTTCGTTCATTTACGGTTTTCGATCTAAAATTTCTTATGATTCACGAAAAATCAGTTGACGTAACTTGTTTTACGCTACACGAATAGTGCAACAAGTTGCCTTCGGGCGGCGTGCAAGAGCGAAAAATGGTTGGCGGAACGATCATGTCTCAATCCTGGACTTGGGCTCAAATTAAGGCGGCGTTGGAAGACAAAGGCGTCCCCCTGGCCAGCCTCGCACGGCAGCACAAAAAAAACAGGTCCTCGTTTTCCAGGGTCAAGGTCAGATCCTCCATCCCCTGTCAGCAGATCATCGCAGACGTCCTGGGCCTGGCACCGCAGGACATCTAGCCGCACCGTTACGACGGACGTGGCCGGCCACGCACCAGCGCGAAGCTGCGAAGCCAGAAACATAACCCACGGCGGCGCTCCGAGTCCCGTCTAAACCGCGAGGCGGCCTAGACCATGGCGCCCCTTATCCGAGACATCGCCATCACGGAGATAGAGACCGGCGACCGCCTGCGCGCGGCGGACGGCGCCTGGATCGGTCAGTTGATGGACTCGATCAGCCAAAACGGACTGTTGCAGCCCATTCTCCTGCGCCCGATCCGTAAGGTGGGCAAGCGGCCGTTCGAGTTGCTGGCCGGCATGCACCGCCTGGCCGCCTGTACCTCGTTGGGCTGGCAAACGCTGCCCTGCATGGTGGTGGCGGCGGACGATCAGCAGGCCCTGCTCACCCAGATTGACGAGAACATCGTCCGGCACGAATTGAACGTGCTGGACCGGGCCGTGGCGCTGGTCGAGCGTCAGGCGATTTACGAGGCCCTGCACCCGGAAACCAGGGCGGGCGTCGCCGGGGCCATGGCCAAGCATGGTTCTGCAACGGCCAACTTGTCCTTTGCAGAAGATGCGGCGGAAAAAACCGGCCTATCGCCACGCTCAATCCGGCGGGCGACTAAGCTGGTCAAAGGCCTGCGGCCCGAAACGCGGGCCCGGCTGGCCGGCACTGATCTGGCCGGCAACCAGGCCGCCCTGACGCAAATCTCCGATCTGCAGGCGGCGGAACAGCACGGCGTCCTCGACCTGATGCTGCGCGACGAGGCGCCCATCAGGAAAGTCTCCGACGCCCTGGCCCAGGTGCAGGGCCGGGCCCTGGGGCGGGAACGCACACCAGGGGAAAAACAGCTGGCCAGCTTCCTCCACCTATGGGGCCGGGCCGGGGTGAAAACCCGCCGCGAGATCATCCGGCTGATCAAGGAATACGACGTTGATGATATTCCGGCGGCCACGCCATGAGGGGCGGGCGCCGGGATAGCTTGACGGGTGATCTATTGGCCTGGCGGCCAACGGCGCCGGTGGTCAGCTTCGCCGATGCGCCAGGCGCCCAGGCAGCCAGCCTGCACGGCCGTTTCTGCCGCGCCATGGCCCTGGTGGTCGATGGTTGCGGTCAGAGCCGGGCCGAGATCGCAGCCGCCATGGGCGATTATCTGAGCGAGGATTTCTCCAAGGCCTCCCTGGACGCCTATCTGGCCGAAAGCAAGACCAGCCATGTGATCCAGCTGCACCGTTTCGCCGCCCTGATCCATGCCACCGGCGATATGCGCCTGCTGTCATTGCTGCCCGAAATGTTCGGCCATGTGGTGATCAGCAAGGAACATGCCGGCCTGCTGGAAATCGCCCTGCTGAAACAGAAACGCGACGAGATCGATCAGGCCCTGGCCGTGAAGATCCGCCAGGAGGGCCGGTCATGACGTCACGGCAAATAATATCTCCCGCGAATTCCAGGCGCGGAAATTTGTCACCCGCGAATTCCAGGCGCGGGAAGTGGTACACGCCGGCGGAATTGGCCGGCCTGCCGGGCCTACCCGATAGCAGCCGCCGGGTGCGGGCCTTCGCCGAGGCCAATGGCTGGCACGATGACAAGGCGAACCATCGCCGCCGCCGGGGCAAGGGCGGCGGCCGGGAATACCGCGCCGAGGTTCTACCCGAAGCCACGCAAAACTATCTCGCCCGCCGCGCCTTGACCCAGGCCGAACCGCCCGCCGCCGCGCCGCCCGCCGCCGCCGCGCCCACGACGGCCGCGCAAGAAGGAAAGAGCTAGACCATGCCTATTCAACATTGGGACGAAAAACTGATCCTGGCCAAGAAAGAGGTCACCTATGGCGTCGATCCGGTGCCCACCGGTGCTGCCAACGCCATTCTGACGCGGGATTACTCCATGCGGCCCCTGGAGGGCCAGCGCCGCAGCCGCAAGTATGACCGGCCGGGCAAGGGCGCCTCCAGCCAGTCGGTCACGCAGGTGCGCCGGGCCTTTGATTTCAAGGTGGACCTGGCGCATTCGTCCGGCGCCGGCGTGGCCGCGCCCTGGGGGCCATTGGTCGAGGCCTGCGGTTATGACGAGACCATCGTCGCCGTTACCTCCGTGGCCTACGACCCCAATTCGGCCGATGGCAGTTCCATGGCCTTTTATTACTTCCAGGACGGCGTCCTGATGAAGGCTCTGGGCTGCCGGGGCGCCATGGGTATGGGCTTCGTCGCCGGCGAGGACCCGTACCTGGAATTTTCCTTTATGGGCATTTCAAGCCCGGCCACGGACACCGCTGCGGCGACGCCGGACTATACGGCGTTCCAAACGCCGCTCGAGGTGAATTACGCCAACACGCCCACCTGCACCATCCACGGCTACGCTTCGGTCCTGCAATCCCTGACGGTGGAGCGGGCCCCGGTGGTGAATTACCGCAACTGGGTCAACCAGGAGGCCGTGCGCCTGGGTGCGCGGGAGATCAAGGCCAAGGCCGCCATTCCCATGGTGCTGATCGCGGACTGGGATTACGAGGCCGCCGTCATCGCCGAGACCCTGGCCCCCGTGCAGGTGGTCCACGGCACCGTCGGCGGCCAGACGGTGCAGCTGGATGCAAACCTGGTTCAGATCCTGGACTACACCCTCGGCGAGGATCAGGGCGACGCCATGCTGAACCTGGATCTGCTGTTGACCGCGTCCGCCACGGGCGATGACGACATCAAGCTGACCATTCTGTAGCGGTTCCTGAGAGGGCCCCAAAAGGATCAATTCAAGCCCCTTTAAGGGGCCTTTCAAGTGGAGGTTTACGGCGCGATGAAACTCTCTGTTCTTACCAGCGGCATGGTCAAATGGCCGGTCCGCATTCCCGTCGCCCAGGACGGCGGCACGATCACCCACGTCAAGATGACGGCGCACTTCAAGCGCCTGGGGGTGGACGAATTCCGCGCCGCCACGGCCGGCCTGGGCGGTCTGGCCGCCATCGCGGCCGAGGATGACCCGGCGGCAGATTTCCTGCGCCAGGTTGTACTGGGCTGGACCGGCGTTTTCGAGGAGGACGGCAAGACCGAGGTGCCGTTCGATGAGGACAGCCTGGAAATGCTGCTGTCCTCCGTCACCGCGCGCGTGGCGCTGATGAGCGCCTACAACGAAATGATCGAGGGCCGGAAGGCAAAAAACTAAGAACGGCGGTGCGCGCGCTGTTGAGCCCGCGCCGCCGCCAATCCGATCCCGATCAGCTGGCCGTGGATGCGAAAATGTTAGGCATCGAAATCGAACCGCCCGAATCCGGCACCCAACCTGACACTGGGCCCGACACCCGGTCTGACACTGGGCCGGTGCTGGAGATCTATGACGACTGCCTGCCCGCCTATGATTTGTACGTCACCTCCCTCTCCCAGGCCCGCTTCACCCCCATGGGCCTTTTCGCCGGTTTTGACTATCCGGGCGTCGAGGCGGCCGCCCGCCTGGCCGGCATCCAGATCACCCCGGCGCTGTTCAACGATCTGCGCCTGATGGAAGCCGAGACCACGGATTTCCTGCGCCAGGCTGGCAAGGGGGGCGCCGATGGCTGATGTGGTGGTTGGGGTCACCCTGAAGGCCGACGGCTCCGGCCTGGTTGGCGAGCTGAAGCTATCCAGACAGGAGCTGGACCTTCTGAATAAGAGCCTGGACGAGGCCGGCGGTGCGGGCCGGCGCGCCGGCACGGAACTGGAAAACACCGGGCGGGACGCCAAGGGCCTGGGGAAAGACCTGAAAAATACCGCCGCCGCCGCCAAGGGCGTGGCCACGGATCTGGATAAGACCGGTCGAGCCGCCAAGGGCGCCGGTACGGATCTGGGCAAGACCGGCCGGGCCGCCAAGGGCGCGGGGCAGCAGTTTGGCGGACTGAAGTCGGCCATCGCCGCTCTGGGCTTGACGCTGGCGGCGCGCCAGGCGGTCCGTTACGCGGATGCCTGGACCAACGCCACCACCCAGCTGAAACTGGTCACCGATAGCTACGAGCAGCTGCGCGATGTGCGGGAAAAGCTGTTCGCCCAGGCCCAGGACACCAATTCATCGTTCGAATCCACGGTGCAGCTGTATGCCCGCGTGGCGCGCTCGGCCGGCGAACTGGGCCTGGGCCAGGAAGAGCTGCTGCGGATCACGGAACTGACCAACAAGGCCATTCAGATCTCCGGCGCCACGGCGGCGGAAGCCTCCGCCGGCGTGATCCAGTTCTCCCAGGGCCTGGCCAGCGGCCGGCTGTCCGGCGACGAGCTGCGCTCGGTCCTCGAGCAGATGCCGCGCCTGGCCAGGGCTCTGGCCGACGGCCTGGGCGTTGGCATTGGCAAGTTGCGCGAACTGGGCGAGACCGGCGCCCTGACGGCGGAGGCGGTGCTGGGCGCCCTGCAAAGCCAGGGCGACGTCATCGACCAGGAATTCGCACAGGTCGAGGAAACCGTGGGCAAGGCGTTACAGCGCCTGGAGAACGATGCCCTGCGCTATGCCGCCGGCGCCAGCGAGGCCACCGGCGCCACCCAGGCCCTGGCCGGCGCCCTGGATCTGGCCGGCGATCACCTGACCCTATTGACCACCGCCGGCGTTGGCCTGGCCGCCGCCGGCATCGCCGCCGCCATCGTGCGCATTACCATCGCGACCCAGGCCATGACGGCCGCGCTGCTTTTGAACCCGTTAACCGCCGCCTTCGTGGTTGCCGTCGGCCTGGCCGGTGCCGCCGTGACCGCCTATGCCGGCAGTACCGTCGGCGCCACCACCGAAATCAAGCTTTTCAACGAGGCCCAGGCCGAGATGAACCGGCTGGTGACGCAGGGTGTCAGCGCCACCACGGCGCATACCATCGCCGGCGAGGAACAACGCCTGAGCGGGCTGCATGACGCCCGTCGGCGCCGGGAGGGTGGCCTGGCCAGGGCATTGGAGACGAACGCGCCGGACAGCGCCATCGCACGCAATAGAGCCAATCTGGCCCAGATTGATGCCGAAATCCAGGCAACCTCGGAACGAATAAGCCTACTGCGGGGCAGTCTGGAGCAAGACCTTGTCGACAGCAGCGGGCGGACCGGGTTAGGCGGCGGCGCCGGTACCGACCAGCTGGCCGCCGCGTTCGCCAAGCTGGAAGGCGCCCTGGACCCGGCCGTGGCCAAGATGGACGCCTACCGCAAGGCGTGGGACACCATCGAAAAAGCCGAAGCGGCCGGCCTGATCACCGGCGAAAGACGCCTGCAGCTGCTGGCCCAGATCGAGGAAAAGTTCAACGGCGGCCTGCTGACCGGCCAGGAGCGCTGGAATACCCTGTCGAAGGAAAGCAAGGATCTGGCCAAGGCGGCCACCGATCAGGATCTGGCCCGGCTGGCCGCCCTGGTGCGGGGCGAGGCCCTTATCGATAAGCGCAATCGCCAGGTCGAGGTGGCCCGGCAGAACCTGGCCAAGTCCGTGGCCGGCATGGGCGAGGAGCTGCGCCTGGCGGGGCTGACCGAACGCCAGCGCAGGATCGAGATCACCACCCGGCAACTGGTCAACGCGGCGCGGGCCGAGGGCCTGATCCTGTCCAGGGAGGAGACGGAAAACCTGCGCGATCAGGTCAGCCTGCATGTGGATGCGATGCTGGCCCTGGAGGAACGCCAGGCCGCCGAGGCGCAGGCGGCGGCGGAATGGAACCGGATCTGGGATCAGGCCGCCCGCAACATGCAGGACGCCCTGGCGGGCAGCTTCCGCTCGGTGCTGGACGGCGGCATCAACGGCTTCGAGGATCTACGCGCCAGGGCGCTGTCGATTGTAAAAGACCTGGCGGCGCAGATCGCCGCCGCGCTGGTCTTTCAGCCCATTCTGGGCGGCATCGCCGGCAGTCTGGGGCTGGGCGGTGCTGGTGGCGGTGCCGGCGGCGCGGCTGGCGCCGGCGGCGGCCTGTTAGGCACCATCGGGCAGAGCGTGATCGGGCAAGGCGTCAAGGCGGCCTTTACCTCCGCCTTCCCCGAGGCCGCCTCGGCCCTTGGCTTTGGCACTTCCGCCGCCCTGACCACCGTTGGCAGCATCGGCGCGCTGGGTACCGGCGCGGCCCTGGGCGGCGGGTTGACCC